TGCTACGTCGAGTGGGGCACGTCGATGGGAACAAAGATCGAAGTTTACGGACGTGCCTATAATTGGCAACCTTCCACGGATGAAGATAATCGCTACGCCGTCCAATTTATGAACGGTGGCTCCGTAGCCGCAGTAATTTATCTCAGTCTCCTTCCTGGTGATAGACGGTTCTACGTGTTCAATGCAGATTTTGCAGCGAATCAAGTTTCAACTCTGGACTTCCCTGAAGATCAGTGGGTACGGTTGGAATTTCATCTTGTCTGTCACGCTACTCTCGGAGAAATACATGCCAAGGTCTTTCTTGGCGACTCCACTACGCTCTACGATGAGGCTCGTCTACAAAACACGAACACGTTGAGTCAAATCACCGTTTCACGATTCGGACAAGCTAACACTCGTATTGGGAACTTCTCGATGGATGACATTGAACTCAACGATATAGGCTGGCCGGGAGCGGCGATATCAGAGAAACAATCATTTTATGCATCACGTCGTAGAGCTTGGCGATAATGGTTAAGATAATTTGCGAACAGTATCGCGATGGTGTGAAAGACGATGCTGCGCCTCTTGTTATTCCTAAGTTGAAGAATGAGAAGCCAGAACAGACACTTGAACGTAAATTCAAAGGCGCCGAAAAACGTGGATGGATTGTCGAATGGGTAAGCGACATCGAATTCCATGCTTGGAAATACTATACCGATGGTGATGGTACGCCAGAGCGACCTAACCGAAAAGATCGCTTCTTTAAGGTTATTACATAATGGCTGTTACCGACTTAGGCGATGAGGCGGTAACTCGTACTGATACTAGTGATCCGTACAACATGGCAGTAACTGTGCCGGCGAACTGTCGCGGCATAATTGTAGGACTAAGCCACGGTACATCTAGCACAGATCATGTTGTTTCAGTTGTTTTTGATGGTGTCACGTTTACTCGTGTTATTCGCGCTACGGATACTGTGACTGAGCCAGGCGATGCAATACTGTACTTCGGTGCGAAAATCGGTGGAACCTTCACTTCAGGTGCGGGTACTATTGTTATTCAACTCGCCACAGGTACAACTGATGACATTCATATCAACGTTTGGTATCGTGGTAGTGATACTAGTGCTGATCTAGAAGTCATTGATTCTGAAGGTATCTCTGAAAACGCAGCTAACCCAACGGTAACACTCACGAAAGGTGGCCGTTCAGGATCGTGTGTCTGTCAGATGTATGGCGGTGGCGCTGCTCCGGGAGGTACACTTGCAACAGGCAATACACTAGACGGTAATGTTGACCATACCGCTTTTTATTCACAAGCGTGTCATGAAACAACTATTGATACTGCCGATCATACAATAGGTTGGTCAACACTATCAACAGACGACTTAGCATTTGTCGCCTGTTGTGTAGCAGAAGTAGTTGCAGCTATACCGGGTTCAATTTATCAGACAATACGTAGACGTTCTGGTGACCGTTTTCTTACTCGTAGATAATTCGTAGATACTAGGAGGTAAAATGTCCAGGCTATATACTGTTGAGTTTGAGAATGTCACTATTACCAATGCAGGTGGCCCTGCCGATATCTTTGAACTTGATGCGGCTGCTGGTAAGCCGATTGAAGTAGTTGGCATGAAGCTCTACACAGTATCGGAACTTCAGGAAGCACAGGAAGAATGGATAAGGCTGCGATGGATTCGCGGTCATACAACTTCGGGTTCTACACCAAACTCTAGTCCTACGCCTGCTCCGGTTGCTGTTACAGATCAAGCTGCTGGATTTACTTGTGAAGTCTACAATACTACCGAAGCGTCAGCAGGTACGGCAGTTAACTTAGAATCTCTAGCTTTCAATGTACGCGCTGGTTATGAATTCTTCTATCCCGAACTGATGGGGCCAAAAACTTCAGAAGCTAACCTACTAGTTCTACGTATGCTCTCAACTGTAGCTGATGACGTTTCCATGACCGGAACTTTGTGGGTTCTTGAACAAGGTTAATAAGTGCCACGCTATCCTATCAGAGCTAGACAACGACCTCCCCGTAAGGGAATCTTTCGTTCCATCTTTACTATAGGTGGAGCATATGTTCCTCCTGTCGAATATGTAGATAGTGCTACAGTATATCTCGATCTACAACCAGCTAGTTCTGATGTTGCTGACTACATTGATAGTGCACAAGTTTATCTTGAATTAACAGCTAGTGGTTCTGATGTTCTAGAAGCTGTAGATAGTGCGGAGGTATATCTTGATCTTCAATCGTCCGGCGTTGATACAGCACAATTCGATGATGCTGCCACGGTCTATATGGACCTTACCGCCTCTGGCGTTGATATTGCTGAGTTTGTGGATTCTGCAACGGTGGGGTTACTTCTCACACCTTCGTCTGTCCAGAACTTCGATGCAGTAGATTCTTCTGAGATATATCTAGACCTACAACCTGAATCTACATTTGAAGAGCATACGACATTCGATGCGGCAGAAGTATATCTTGATCTTCAAGCATCAGGTGTTGATGAACTCACTCGGGAATATCTAGATACGGCGGAAATTTATGTTGATCTACAACCAGACAGTTCCGACACAGCCGAATTTGTTGACTCAAGTAATGTGTATCTTGATCTTCAATCAAGTGGTTCCGATATCACAGAGTTTGCAGATGAAGCTACAGTGTACTTTGACCTTCAACCAACCAGTGACGATGTAGGAGAATTCGTAGATGCTGCTACTACGTATCTTGACATACAGCCTAGTGGCTCTGATGTTGGAGACTTTATTGATTCTGTTATCGTTCCTCTTGTTCTCTCTGCAAGTGGCGTAGACGAATATACACCTGCAAGTGGTGGCACAGAGTATCTTGATTCAGCGGAGGTCTATCTTGACATACAACCTACTAGTGTTGATACAGCCGACTTCATTGATTCAGCAACCGTTGACCTCGACATATCCATCACGACACAGGATATCGCGCAGTTCGATGATGCAGCTACAGTATTTTTGGGATTGGTACCTTCAACGACAGATGTAGCAGATTTTGTAGATACCAACCAAGTCTATCTTATACTGACACCAACAGGTGTTGAAGAACTTTCATTTGCTTATAGTGATACAGCAATTGTCTATCTCGATCTGCAAGTCCTTGTATTTATTGCTCCAACGATGGACTTGCAAGTCCTTGGAATATCGCGCAGATGGGTTCTTCAGATTAACAGACGCTTTGAGGTAATAGGAGGGCCAGTTAAACAGTGGATATTTTAAAGAAGAATACAGTTGAGCCTGTTCTTGTAAGTTTGCGAGATAGGCTTCAGAATATAACCGATCTATCTACAGTAACTACTCCACGATTCGATGTAAGAGATTCAGCCGACGTGCTTAAGATTACTAACGGTATTCCAACCTTTGATGCTGACCACCCTATGACAGCTATCTGTCTCATTGACACTAGTACCGGCGGTGGATGGGCTTCAGATGAATACCGGCTTTATTTCAAGTACACAGACGGTTCTTCTATGCCTATTCTATTTGCTGGAAAGTTTCGCGTCGAAGATGATTGACCCTGATAAGCGACGGTTCTTGTTCAAGAAGATTGGCTATGAACCTCATAGTCAGGAACAGTGGGATTGCCATGAATCGACAATGCGGTTCCGTATCTTATGCTGTGGGCGCCGTTGGGGTAAAACGACATTCGGTGGAAATGAGCTAACCGTTGCAGCGATGGATCATACCGATCCTGGTTATTATTGGATCGTTGGGCCAAACTATGTTCAAGGAGAAAAAGAGTTCCGCATTCTTTATCACAACCTCGTCGTTAAGCTCAACCTTGGGTCTAAGATCAAAAAACAGTATAACGTTAATCAAGGCCAAATGCGAATTGAAATGCCTTGGGGAACTATCATCGAGGTAAAGTCGGCAGATCGAAAAGATGGACTACTCGGTGAAGGTCTTAGAGGCGTTATTATGGCTGAGGCTGCTAGGCATGATAAAGATACATGGGAGATGTTTGTACGACCGGCACTTTCTGATATTACAAAAGGTGAGCGCGGGTGGGCAATCTTTACATCAACGCCGAAGGGACATAACTGGTTCCAAGGTCTATGGTTGATGGGTCAAATTAGAAGCATCCATCCTGAATACGAATCATGGCGTCTTCCTTCATGGGGTAACGAATTTGTTTATCCTGATGGCAGAGCTGATAGCGAAATTAAACTAATTGAACAGACAGTATCACCACAGTTCTTTGCACAGGAAATCGCTGCTGAGTTTACTTCGTTCGTTGGTCGAATCTACGATGAGTTCATTCCTAAGATTCACGTCCCAGAAAAAAGTATTCCATATAATCCAGCATGGAGAAACTATTGGGTATTCGACTATGGTTTCGCTGATCCCTTCGTATGCTTAGATATTATGGTTGATCCTGAAGAGAACGTTTATATATGGAGAGAATATCAAGAGCGATATAAAGCGACTTGGGATCATGCTCATATTCTACAGGAAAGACCCAATCCTGAAGGATTCCATGTTGATGCAATGTTTGGTGATCCTCGTGGTGCAGATCAAGCAGCTACCATTGCATTAGTTCTCGGACAAGTGTTTTCTGAAGACGTTGATCGTTCACAAGGATATGAAGCTGTTAGGCGTTGGATTAAAGTTCAGCCTAACGGTAAACCTAAATTCTTCATTGATAAAAGTTGTGTAGAACTCATCCGACAAATGGAAATGCTGCATTTGAAGGAAGCTAAGGACGGAAGAAACGCTCCAGAAGAACAGCACGATTATGACGATCACGGACCTGACGCAGTTAGATATTTCTTCAGTCAATACTTTGTGCTTGGTGCTGGTTCCCGCCTTAGCGACGTGTACTCTCCACTTGGTTTGACTGGTGAAGCATTAACGTACTTCCAGCAGCATACGCCATTTACGAAACAGACTATCGGCTTCGGTCAGAGGTAATATGGCAAAGAAGAAAGATAACCGAAACAAACGCAATCTAGTAACTCGTATCTTTCAAGCTGCTCCCGATCCGCGAAAACGGTCAACCGGCACTTCTCTAAATGCAAGGGGAGCGGTGCCTGTTGATAGTTCAGCCACTAGTGAATTAGGCTCATCGCGTGGTGGAGTTACAAGAGACATTGTTCCTGCATTGGGTCAGGGAGCGCAAGCAATTCGCATCTATGACCAAATGTCTAACTCTCTTGCTAGTGTCGATGTTTCGCTTCGTGCGGGTAAGATGCCTATTATGGGTGCAATGTTCTTTATCGAATCATACGATGATTCACAAGAGAACATTGACATCAAACAGTTCGTTGAATACAATCTTCTTAGAGGAACGGCAGCACCATTTCTTCTCGTACTAGAAGATATCCTTCGTATGTACGAATACGGTTATACCGTATTCGAGAAGGTATATGAGAATAGAGAATGGGCGCCTAAACGTGGTGGAGCTAATCGTCGTAAGTACACAATGCTAAAGAAGCTAGCTCCACGTCCTACTCCTACTATCAAGAAGATTAACTACGACGACAATGGTGGTCCCCTTAGTATCGTGCAATCTGCTGTCGATAGGAATAACAAAGTTAAAGATGTTGAGCTGGATATCTCTAAGCTCATCGTATTCAGCTTTAATAAAAAGGGCGGCAATCTAGAAGGTAAGTCGATCCTTCGTACTGCATATCAGCATTGGTACTACGTTGATAACCTTTACAAGATTGATGGTATTCAGAAGGAACGTCATGGTATGGGATTCCCTGTACTTGAACTTCCTCCTGGATTTAAAGATGCTGACAAACTTGCAGCAGAGTTGCTAGTTCAGAACATTCGTACTAACGAGCATGGCGGAATGGTTCTACCTCCTGGCTTTAAATTCCATTTCGCAGAATTGCCAGGGCAACCTGTTAACGTGATGGAATCTATCGACCATCATAACGGGATGATTATGCTTAACGTTATGGTTCAGTTCCTTATGATGGGTATTCAAGGTAGCGGTAGTGGTGGTAGAGCAACTGCTGGATCGCATCAGGATATGTTCACGAAGTCACTACGCTATGTAGGAAATCTCATCTGCGATTGGATGAACTACTATCTCATTCCACAATTGGTTGCATATAACTTTGAAACTGACAAGTTCCCACGATTGCAGATCAAAAATATCGGTGAAACGAAAGACTTGCAACAGTGGGGATCAGCAGTTGCAAACCTTGCTGCACAGAATCTTATCACTCTTGATTTGGAGACAGAACAGTGGGTTCGTTCTATTCTCGATGCGCCACCTAAAATGGGAGGTAAGCAAACTCCTGAAGCTAATGCAGGTAACGCAAGCGAGAAGAAGGGAGATATTGAATCAGGTGTTGGTGATGGAGGTAATGCAGGAGTTCCTACTGATGATGCGGATACATAATGAAAGACTATAGTAAAATCATCACAGGTATGACTTCTACTCCGTGGATGATTACGGAATCTGCCATGAAGATGATTTGTGAAATTGTGCAAGAGCATATTCATGGAAACGTATCGCAAGAAGATATCCGTATCAGGTATCAGGATTCTCGGCAGGAAAGGAAGGAACGTCATGCTACTAAGCAAGTTCGTGGACTTGGCGTTCTTGAACTAGCTGGACCCATCTTTCCTAAAGCGAATCTTATGACGGAACTGAGTGGAGCAACATCTATTGAACAGTTCCGTAGTGACTTTAGAGTAATGCTTGCAGATGAATCTGTTGATGCAATTCTTCTGGACATTGATAGTCCCGGTGGTCATTCATCGCAGATTTCTGAAATGGCCGCAGAGATTCGACAGGCTAGAGAAATCAAGCCTATCTGGGCTATCGCAAATACATCAGCAACTTCTGCTGCATATTTTCTCGGTTCGGCAGCAGACAAGATGTTTGCTTCGCCTTCTTCATTCGTTGCAAACATCGGAACTATCATGGTAGTCAGAGACGATTCCAAACAGAATGAAATGTTTGGCATCAAGGAAACTCCTATTGGTTCTAGTAAACTCAAGAAGGTAGGTTATGAGCCTCTTGATGCTGAAGGTGAAGCTTATCTTCAGAGCATTGTCGATGATACCAATGATGATTTCGTAACTGGCGTTGCTCTAGGTCGTAGAGTAAGTGAAGATACTGTTCGTAACGAATTTGGCGACGGTGCAGTTATGACAGCAAGACAAGGTTTAGAAGCTGGAGTAGTAGATGGTATTGCTACTTTTGACGAGGTTGTCTCTGAGCTTCTACATTCTACTTCTACCACACAGGGAGGTTCTATCGGTCGCGCGGAAAAAGTTGCTGCAAACGCTAACGTTAGTAATACAAACGTTAAGCAAACGGACGATATGGATAAAGCACATGGTGAGCCTGGTCCTACAGGTGAGCCAATTCCACGCGAACCGGCAGATAAAGATGATCCCGCTATTAAGGGAGGTTGGCGAGTTGATACACCACCGCCACCAGCAGGACAACAACAGAGCAATCAAGGAGGGAAGGAGCTAATGGATAACGAACAGCTTGTTGCTCTCGCAACTGCACTCGGTGTAGAAATTGCCGAAGGTGATGATGAGGCAACAGTGTACGCTAATGTACTTGAAGCTGCTGGCGATATTCAGCCTCTTCTGGTAGCAACATCAGAGGCAAGGGATTTCGCTAAGGACTATCCTGAGCAGGCTAATCGAATGCTTGAACTTGAAAGAGCGGATCGAGAAAGTCGTGCTATGCAGTTTGCAAAGCAGTTTGAAAGTGTACAGAAAGAAGTTAAGGTTGGAGAAGATACGAAGATTAAAACATTCGGTTACTCCGCTCTTATGACTTCTAAGATTGAGGAAGCTCATGTAAAGGTTGCAAGTCGTTCTTTCACCCATGATGATCTTTCCAATCTTCTTACGACAGCATTCGATAGCGTTGTAGATTTTGATGAGGACGGTTCTTCTAGGTCTGTTGAGCGTAAGCCAGTCGATGCTAATGCAAGTCGTCAGACTGTTCGACAGGAGTTTGCTAATCTCGTTAAGGAGATTCGTCAGGAAGATAATCTATCTCGTAGAGAAGCAATTGCGGAAGCTGCCAAGCGTGAGCCTGAGCTTGCTGCCGCATATGCGAGCAGGTAGGAAAGGAGGATTAACGAATAATGCCATCAGCAACTAGCAATCAGGTTGAGAGCAAAGGCTTTAATGCTGCTGCTGCTATTACGAAGGGTCGTGCAGTTAAGTCAACAGGTAACCCTGAAGAAGTCACACCAGTAACAGCAGCAACTGATGTTGTTTTCGGTATTGCAGTATTTGATGTTTCTGCTGGTGAAATTGCAAGAGGAAAAGGCGCGACCGTTGTACTGATTGGTCAGGCAGTAATGGAAGCATCAGAAGCAATCAACGAAGGTCAGCTTATTTCGCCAACTGCTACTGGTACCGCACAGGTTGCTGCTGCTACCGAACGTGTAATTGGTGTAGCAATGGAAGCAGCTTCAGGTGCAGGTAAGTATTTCAAGATTCATCTTAGTCTACCTGGCACGATTCTGGCGTAGGAAGGGAGGGATATCTAAATGCCAATGTACGATCCAGGCGCAATGTTCACCGACCCCATCCTTACGGATTTCTCGGTTGGTTATCAGTCGCCTCTATTCTATGGTCTACGAATGCTTCCCGAAACTCCGGTAAATACTGCATCAGGTATTTATCGTGTATGGGATCGTTCTAACCGTGTCTACTTCCTCTCTCGTCGTGAACCTGGCACAGTTGCTAATGAGGTTCGTGGTGGGCGTTGGAGCACAGATACGTTCAAGACAGTACAGCATGCACTTCAAGCTGCTGTTGCAGATGAAGAGGATATGGAGCTTCAGACACAGGGCGGTTATGCTAATCCCGCATTCGGTGGAGATTTTGATATTGACCCACACGAAGATGCTGCTGCTCTCGTATTCGATTCACTACAGCTAGAGCATGAGCTTACTGCTGCTGCACTACTTCGCAATACAGCAACATATCCTGCCGGTCATACTGTTACACTTCTTGCGGCAGATCAGTGGGATAACTATGCAGGTGCAACATCCAATCCGATTGACGTTCTTCGTGCTGCAATTTTGAAGATTGAATCGAAGATTGGTGTTAAACCCAACCGTCTCCTTATGAGCACGTTTGGACAGAACTGGCTAGAGAATCATCCTGATATGGTTGCACGTTTCCAGAACTTCTCACTTACTGATCCAGAAGCCTTCCGTAAGCTAGTTGGTTTCGATGGTGAGCTTGTTCTCGTTCAGGATGACTGGTACAACGCGAACGATATTCTGGAAGCTACAGAGTCACTTACTGCCATTTGGGGTAAGGATGTTATCCTTGCGTATGTTAATCCTCAGCTGACACTTCGTGATCTTTCGTTCGGTAAGACTTTCGCGCAGATTTGGCCAGATGGTTCAACACGACCTACTGACCGTTGGCGTGAAGAGAGTCGTATGTCTGACATGGTGAGAACACATTGGAAGTGGGACCTTAAGATTACTTCTTCCATTGCTGGTTATCTCATCAAGGACGCATTCGGCTCAACTGCTTGGTAAACAGGAGGATGGTAAATTACTATGGCTAGACCACGTAAAAGGAGAACTGCGAAGAAGGGTGAATTCTTCGCATGGACTGATATTCATAACGGTGGTGAGACTAAAGAAGTTCGTGGTCGCAACATCGTTGTTAATAGGAACATGGTTAAGCTTGGTGATCCTGTTAGTCAGTCTGATCTAGATGTAAGTGACGAAGAGTGGCAGGGACTTCTCGATGGAGGCTCTGTTCGTGATTATCCACTTCCAGATGGAATTGGTGAGAACGAATCTCCTAGTGCATATGTTGCAAGACTACAGGCAGAGCAGCAGGCACTCGATCCCGATACTCTTCTTAAGATGAATGCTGCACTTCAGATCGCAGTTCCACAACCGACAGAAGATGCAGAAGTACATGATCCTTCCGGTGCCGAAGAAACTGCTAATACAGCAGTTGCAGAAGGTACAGTAGGTACAGGCGAGGAAGGTGATCCAACAGCATAATGGCTCTCATTGACGACAATGATATCAATAAGTTCCTCCCTGAAGATAAACTCATTGCGGAGTCGGAACCTCTGTATGCAGAGATTCTAGAAGATATCGAGCGCGTCATTAGAGGCTGGCTTGCTGGTTATGTTGCTTCGGGAGTAATGGCTCTCTGGCTGACCCCTGGTACAACTCCTTCAACAATCAGAGCTATCGGGGGTCGGCTAGGTGCCGCATTTATCTACCGACGCAGATATTCTGAAGACTCACTAGATGATCCACAGTATGCACAGTTCCTATACAATGAAGCGATGACAATGCTCCAAAGAATCATTGATGGAAGTATGACACTAGATGAAGACCCAACTGATGTCGGTGGCGGATTAACTACGGATATGTTCTATCCCAATGATCCTAATACTCAGCCACCTAAATTCACAATGGACTCAGTGTTCTAATGGCAGTAACACGTTCAGGTGCGTTCATTGGTGCTTACGGTACTCAGGCTGCTGGTTCTATTACCTTTGAATGGGTGCCTGATCCTATTGTATTCAGTGAGAAGATTCTGGACGTTAAAGACGCACTTGAAGATCGTACTATCCCTCTACTTCTCTCCAAAGGAATCATTCAAAGAGATATCGAATCTAACTTTGAAGGAGAACATGATCCACAAGGACAACCGTGGAAACCTTGGACTAGTGGCTTTCAAACCGATTCCGATGGTAGACGTAGAAGGAAAGTATATGAAGACCCGGCAACGGGTGCAGTAACATCAGAGAGAGGTTATGCAGAGAATCTACCTGATGGACACAGCGGTAAGATTCTCAATTGGAGAGGTATCCTAAAAGAAGCAGCTACGAGTGATGCGGCCTTTGTCCAAGTTTCGGGGCAGAGCGTTAATGACGACTCATTATTTTTCGATACAGGTGGACTTCCTCCATATTGGGAATGGCATCAAGAAGGTGTAGACTATCGTACTCCTGGTGGTGAACTACCTCAACGTAGATTCCTTGGTATGTCTGATGAAGCTGAACTTCAGATTCTTGAAGTGTTTGATGGTTGGTTCCAAGGTATTGTGGAAGCAGCTACATCGTCAAGAGGAAGAACTTTTGCTCGTTGGCGTGATCCATCTACAGGACGATTCACTAAGAATCCTAATGCGTAAGTATGACGTATACTAATGCCACAGGACTATCACGATATCACACAGGTATTAGACTATCTCCATGATCGTATCGACAACAATAAAACCGCACTCTCACTTAAACATATTACCTATGGAGATGAACAGCTACTACCTGAATATCCCGCACTTGTTCTTACAGCCGAAAGACCAACAAGAACACGACAGCATGCAACTCGACAATGGCACAGAGAGTTCTTCTGTGATATGTGGTTGTTCCATGCAAACCTCAGCCGAAGTCGAAGAGTAAGAACAAAAGAAGATATCCAAATGGCGAGGAAGTTAGAGAGATTCCTCAATGCAGATAGAACTCTTGATGGTCATATCATCTTTGGGTTCGTTACAGATTTACAGCCTATCGTGATTGGTCGAGTTACTTCAACAAAAGGTAATGCTGTTATTGCAACTCGGCTATCATGGCAAGGAGAGAATCGAGTGTTGTGGTCAGATGAAGAACAATGGAATTCATAGGAGGTAGGAGGGAGGAATGACTCTAACTGTCGAAATCAAGCATCCTGCTTTTGAGGATGATGTAGATTTAGATGTTGCTGGTATTCTTGTAAAGAACAACAGTTCAGTAGAACTTACTGAAGATCAGGAGAGACTTCTTGTAGCAAGGCGACAGAAGCCTGCTAGAGAAACTCTTGAAGCAGCTACATTCGTTACAGTAAAAGGTACGTCTCTTCTTTCAAAGAAGGACATTGATGAGATTCTGCCTACCTTTGCTGATGCTGAATCAGTTGAGGAAACTACTAACGATGATGAGATTGTAGAAGGGAGTGAAGCCTAATGCCAGCAGGTTTGGGCGGTGGTGGTAGTGTAGGACTTGCCTTTGAAACTACAATGGGCACCTACGTCGCACCTGCCGTCTATGTCCCCATTCTCGATGAGGACTTTATTTATACGGAATCGAAATACTATTCGGAGCAGATTAGGCAACAGTCGATTGTCTCCGATGTAAAGTCATCGTACTATCATATCGAGGGTCCAATTACTATGGAAGCCGATCCTCGATTCCTTCCATACTTCCTCTACGCATCACGTCACGCTATTACCAAAACTGGTGCAGGCCCATTTGAGTATAAGTTCGTTCCTTCTGCTGCTGGTAGTGCTAGTACAGCAGCATCGGGAGCGGTTCCTAGAACTCTGTCGATTACGATTGTTCGTAACGAAGTTGTATTCGGTTATACCGGATGCGTCATGGGTAGCTTTGAATTTACAGTTGAGGAAGGTGTACTAAGAGTCACAATGGATGCTCTTGGTCTAGCTGAAGCTGTCCAGGCCAATCCCACAGAAACGTGGGTTGCATCCGATCTGCTTGGTGCCGATGCTCATAGAATCTATCTTGCTGCATCTGCTGCTACACCAACGTTTGGTGCCATTGATGTTAACTTCAACGGATTTACATTCCGTGCTAATCACAATGCAGAAGCACAGAATAGAATTCACGCACAGCGTTCTGCTAGCTACATCAGTTATGGAATCACTGAAGCTGAGATTGAGTCGGAACTCGACTTCATTGATCGTACCGACTATGACAACATGGTCGCTAATACAACCAGGGCTATTAAGCTAGAGTCCACGAATGGAGGCGCAAACTTCGCTGCTGCAACTTCTGCCGTTCGTCTACAAGGTAACCGAGTTAGCTATGATGCATATGAGCCTAACCTAGAAGGAATGGGTGATCTCATTATGGCTGACTTCACAGGTCGTATTATCGGCGTTGCAGGTGGAGACGCATATCAGATCGAGGTTAAGTCTCCAACGAACGTTTCATAATACGCTTTTGTTCAAGCAAGACTACAGTTAGACAGGAGATAGAAATGCCAAGAGCTACAATTGATACAGAAGAGACTTTCCGCTACGATCTTAAGACTCTTCCTGCCAATAATGGTGACATGGGTGGATACGTTATTCTGCGTCGTTTGACTTATCATCAGATGATGCAGCGTCGTGATATCGCTGCCAAGATTGGTTGGGAAGAACGTCGTGCTAGCAAAGGTAATAAAGGTAGTGGCAAAGAACAAGATACTATTAAGGCTATGATGGAAGTGATGAACGTAGCCACTATGGAGTATGAGTTCCGGCACAGTGTTGTTAGCCACAATCTTGAGAACGCTAGCGGTAGTCTCATCGACTTCACCAACCCCGAAACATATAAGAGTCTCGATCCTAGAATCGGTGCAGAGATCAATGGTTATATTGATGATCTGAACCAGGAGCTAAGTGATGACGAACTTGAAAATTTTCCAATTGCACCCAAGCCATCCTTTGGGGACGAGACGACGCTGATCTCTACTTCGGACGAGAGCTAGTTCTCAAATGCATCGACTGGTTGAGAATAGCTCGGTTGTGTAGCGAGCTTCATATTCCACCTAGAGGTGGTGGGCTATTAGATCAGCCAGCCCACGAAGTTGTGCTGCTTGAAAAAATCTATGAAGCTAGTGACAAGCATCAGAAGAGAACAGAAGAACGCGACGCAAACCGTAAGAAGAATCGTGAAAGGCACAAGCCAGAGTAATGGTGAATAGATAGCAATGGCGCTACGATTCGGAGAAATGGTACTTATCATTCGGACGCAAGATTTTGCGTCTCGTAACCTTGATCGTGTTTCCGCGAACCTGGGTAAACTATCTAAGTTCCAAGAACTGAATCGTCGTAAGTCAACTCTTGATCTGCGTCAAAGTAGACTTCTCAGCCGTATGGATACTACACGGCAAGAGCTTAGAGGTCTGCAACAGAAACTCAATCTAGAACATGAACTCTCTCGCGTTATTTCCGATAGAGAGTTAGCATCAAAACGATTAGCTGGATTACAAGCTGCATCTGCTGGTAGTGGTACATTACGTGGTGCCGGAGGTAGATTCACAAGTGCGGCTCCACAATTAGCTAGTGCAAGTCAATTGTTATCCGGTCTAAAAAGTCGTGAAGCTGATCTGTTAAAACAGCATGAATCGCTGCTTAAATCCTTAGCAGCAACTTCGCCTACTCTTGCAAAGATGGGAACTGCACAGGCGACAGCACACGTTAACAAACTAACTAACTCCCTCGGGTTAATGGGGCAAGAGTTACGAATTGTCCAATCCGATATTGCTCATGTTGACGATGCTCTCAATAGGGTACGTTGGGAGAAAGTACATAGAGCAGGACAAACCGTATCACGTCTCGGTAGAGTTATGCAGCTTACGGGACTAATCGCCGCAGGGTCATTTGTGGCCGCAGGTAACGCCGCTGCGAACTTTGGACAGTCCGTAACTCTTGCCGCAACTCAGACACGCGATCTTAATGCACCGTTGTCACAGGTAGCAGAGCGATCCACAAAACTGCAAGATGCTATTCTTAGCCAGATGCAGAAGTTTCCCGGCTCTGCTGAAAGTATGTCTAACGCTGCCTATGAGATTTTCTCATCACTTGATCTCGCTGATAAAGGACGTATCAAGTTCTGGCGCGGTTTACAGATTTTGGAGAAAGCTAACAAGGTTGCTGTCGCAGGTGGTATTGATCTAGACGATGCTATCAAAGGTCTTATTATCACCTTGAACAACTTTGACCCTGACCTTAACAATGTTAATGAGACTCTTGATACCATGTTCGATATTGTTCGTTTCGGTAACATCCGAGTATCGGACTTCACTCAGCTTATTACTAGAGTTGCAGCTACAGCCAAAGGTGTAGGCCATACACTAGAAGACTTGGCTGCACCTATCGCAATGCTCACAAGAGTCCTACCATCCGAGCGAGTCGGAACAGGACTATTCAGACTTGAAGAAGTATTCGCTAATAGAGACTTCCAGCAAGGTTTCAAACTTATCAGCAAGGCTAGAGTTGGAGAAGGTCTAGACTTCCGCAAGGCTGGTGGTGGACTTATTCCGTTCCAACAGATTCTTGAGGATATCGTAAAGGTCTTCCCTGAACTTGAAGACGGAAGAATGGACGTTGCCGAATTCCTGAAGATGGTATCGTCGGCAGGTAAAACTGCAAGAACAGGTAAACCATCAGAAGGGCAGCTATTCACATCACAGGCAAGAAACGTTCTACGTCCACTTGTTCAGGATATGGACCAAGTACGAGAAATTCAGGGTCTGATTGCTGGTAACCAAAACGAGTTTAATAGAGCCTTTGAAGCAATGGCACGAACGCCAGCAGTACAGTGGAAAATTTTCCTCAATCAAATGAAGGCTGTTGCGCTTGAAATTGGGCGCGACGCACTACCTGCACTACTCTACCTTGCTGGTGGCATTCAGCGATTGATTGAATGGTTCCGTAATCTTGATCCTCAGTTGAAATCTAACATCATTAAGATCGGTGTATTCGCATCAGTAGCAACTCTTATCGGTGGCATTCTACTTTCCGTTGTCGGCGGACTTGTCTCACTTGTGGGCGCTATTGCACTTGTAAGCGGTGGTCTAGGAACTGCCGGGGGTGCAGGATTACTCGGACGTATGGCGCTGTTGCTAACTCTGTTGCGGACGTTGAGCCTCATCGGTGTTGTCACTATTACTATTAAACTGCTTATGGACAAGACTGGACTCAGTGATTTTGTTGAAGGTGCAATGGACAAGTTGGAGAAGTTCAGTGACAAACCAGGTATGCGAGGTTTGCATGGAGTCATATCCACACTGAATGCTATTGACGAAGCTCTCGGTCTTGCAGAAGAAGAACCAAAGAAGGGATTGTTCAATCCTAACTTCAAGTTGAACATTCCAACTAAGGAACTAAAAGCGTTTGAGAAGCAGTATAAGAGAGCTAGAGAAGGTCCATCTATTCAGGAAGTTCTTGCAGGCGCAAAGAAAGAGACACTTAAGACTGTTGCCGATGAACTTGGAATGTCTCTAGATGAGATTCGTAAGCAATTCGGTGCAACAGGTGAAGAAGCTGGTGGCATGGGTGATGCTATTTCACAGGCTGCACAACAAGCTGAACAGTCAATTGACCAAGCTGCTAGCAACATGACTAATATCTGGAATCAGTTTAGAGACGAGAACGTTAGAACATTTGGAGAGTTGTTCAGCGGTCCATTCTTCCAGTCTGAAACATGGTCACTTGCTAAAGAGTGGGACGTTAAGCCTACTATGGCTGAAATCAACAAAGACCTTCGGATGCAGATTCAGAATTTCCGAAAGTACCGCAACACACTGAATGCGATTTCTCAGCGCAAAGGTGTCTCTGCTGAACTCATGGCAGAATTGCGACAACTTGGTCCTGACGCTCTTGACAAACTAGAGGTACTTCGGAAAGCTGCACCTAAACAGTTCAACGCATTCGTTACATTGTGGCGAACTAAGCAGGTCGAGATTGAAAGAGCAACGAAGATTGACTTCAACAAGCAGCTTAAGCAATGGTTCTCTTATGGTAAGAACATTGCGAAGAACATCATCCTCGGTCTACAAAGTTCCGACGTTGAACTCGATGCGGCATTCAAGAGATACATCACTACTAAGTTCCCCGGCATTGTTGAAGAAGCTAAGAAACAGGCAAGAGCAGAATTCAATCGTCAGAGTGCCGGTGGTCAAGCTTCCGGCGGTAACAAGACAGGAACAACTACTACAAAGGTTAACTCAGATAACAATACCGTTACAATTACCATTACACCCAAGAAAGGTGAATCTAGTAAAGAGGCAGCACGACGAGCAGCATGGGAATTTTCTCGTTCAAAAGGAAGCGCGAGAGATAGGGATTAATTATGTCGCTTACGCTTGTACAAATTAGACCTGTAACAGGTAGCAATGTAACAATCAATACTGTAGATGGTTCAGGTAATCATCTTTATCCATTGCATGATTTTGAGCCTGAGACTGATCTACCTGATACTGTACTTAAGAAGATGCAAGATGCAGGTGTGTGGCCTACCTTTGCTTACCCAGGCGCGATGACTATTATTGCGACAGGTGAAGTATTAGGTCTTGGCGCCAGTGATTCAGCTATCTCAATTGATGCGATGACAAAGAGAGAAGCATTGCACGATGCATGTTTACCCGCACTTACTGTCCCAGGGACTACTTACACTTCTCGTAAACATGGAACTTTGCGAGTACGCTACGATCACTGGTCACAGGATGGAGACGTAGATTTCCATTGCATCTTATGTCGTATTCCTCTAAAAGCTCTAATGCCGGGACGACATCAATATTTCATTAACTTCAAATGCTTCTTACCCTTCTTTGTGGGAGTTACTAACGGCGCTGTACTACTACCGTAACAAGCACAACAGGAGATCATGGCTTACCAATCAGGAGAATGGGTAATTGAGTTTCGTGAGAATACCGCCGCAGCGAGATTAACCGCATGGGTGAAACCTCCGAGACTTAAATGGACCATCCGTAATTCCGAGAAGGGCGAGATGACTTGTGAGTTGCCCATCGGAATGGAAGAGTACGATGGTTCTCCTATGAGTAGAGACGGTATTGTCCCTTGGCATACCGATTGGTATTTGTATCGAGGCAACACTTTACGTGATGCAGGTATCGTTACATCTATCAATCTAGCTGACGATAGAGATAGTGTTCTTGTTGCAGGAATGAACTGGCTTGGCTATCTAGAACATCGGACATATCCGTTCGATCCTGAACAGTATGTCAATGACCATGATTGGGCAAGCTGGCCTAAAATTTGGGGCGAAGGTGCTTCCACAGGTGTTGATCTTAGAATCATTGTGGAGGATATCCTAGAAGCAATGATTGAGGCAACTATCAGTCAGGGAGCTTTCACGATTTCTGCCGCTTTCTTTACTCCCCCATTCATCCTTGCGAATCGTAACACTGGTCTTATGGGTAGATACAAAATTTTGCCTGGTGACGAGACAACTATTTTCGATCATATCAAGAAGCTATCTGAAAACTCTGACGGATTTGAATTTGACGTTCTGCCACAAAATCTTGAGTTTAGGATGTACGTTCCTAACCGAGATCAAGGTACACCAGTCTATCGTTTCACTAAGAACGAAAGACTCATTGCTCTGGATTGGACTAACGAAGGACCACTGGCAACAGTGACAACTATTCTTGGTACAGGAAGTAGCATAAAGCGCGGAGTAATTCGTACAGACTTTGAGAGTGTGGTTCGTTATAGATGGACGGATCGTGTTGCTAACGTAGGGCAAGTTGCATCACAAGCTGCGTTGGAGAAAGCAGCACAAGGCGAACAATTTGAAGATCGCTTCCCTCGTAAGAAAGCTGGCTTTAAGATTCACGATCCTGAACTACTAACTCCGAATTTCTGGACTGGTGGTAGACCACGATCATTACTTGGCAATCGCGTTCGTGTTAATCACGACTTTTTCTTCCATAGAGTTAATGCTGATTACCGTATTCAAGTAATCAACGTTGAAGTAGACGAGCATGGAAATGAATCAGTTGACTTTGAACCCGAAATGATTAACACACCTGAAACAAATCCCGCTTTTGGTGGTGGCGGTGGCGGTGGAGGATTTGAGTCATCGTGAGCACTAGCAAACCTAAGAATATTCCACGCAAACGAAAATTCGCTCCTGATCCTCCAACTCCTGAAACATATCTTTTGGAGCGTGTGGAATATCTTGAAAACGAAGTTCGATTGCTACGTCAAAATCTTCAGGTTCCTACTGTTCATACATTTGATCGGTCGCAGTACATTGATGCAACGCAAGGTGAAATGTTTTGGGATCATAAGAACCAGCGTAGCTATGTATTCCATCACGATTATTACAGACCTACGCAACCTCCTACTTATCATATCAAAGTTTTCCATGATGAGAAAGCTGTTACCGCTGGTGACGGGAAATTCAAATTTAAAATATCGAGAGATATGGGTGGGTGGACACCGCCTGTCGGAGAACCATATCCTTCGTTCTATCTCTATGATGCAGAAGCCTATGTTACTACGGCTGGTTCTTGCACTATATCTCTTACCAATGATACTAAAGGCGTAGATATGTTGTCTAGTCCTTTGGTTATTACTTCTTTGAATGATACCGGAACAAGAGTTATTCATCCAACTAACAGTCTAGTTGATTGGGAAGATCATGTTTGGATCAATGTAGATTCTGCTGGCGGCATGGGTCTTGGTGTCATTCTAGTATTCAATCCGGTGCTTACCTGAAATTTGAAATAGTGAATTATAATGGCTGATATTAGAGTTAGTCCTGCTGTAATTGACGATTTTGAAAGAGCCGACGAAAATCCAATTGCTTTGCCTTGGACAAAAAATTGGAGTGCCGGTGGTACGATAGCTTGCGAACTCTCTAGTGGCATTCTTCATAGTCCAGCTATCAACCCTGCAACATCAGGACAGAGTTTCTATTCCGCAGAATCTTATACTCAAGATGGTGGTTCAATTGTAGAAGCATGGGGTTTAGCATCTGGACAAATTCCACAAGCGGAAAGTACCCGTTTTGGCTTATGTGATGATGCTGCCGGTATGAATGGTTACATCTGCCGTTGTGAGAATCCCGTTGGTGACAATCCTTGGACTATCCGCAAATATGTAAATGGTACAGCTAGTGAGATAGCACAAAATTCTAACTTTACTTTGCCCGAAGCAGGTGATTACTGTTTAATGCAGCTTACGGATACAGCAGTAAATTGCTATTACGCGCAGAACGGGGATACAGAGAATTGGACTCTAGTTGTATCAGCGGCAGACACAACATTTCGATCTAATCTCTTTCTACATTTTGGTGGTAATGGATCAAACCCAGGATGGGAAGCTGTAGGTGGGGGCAAAGAATTAGAACTGTCACAAATCTATCGTAGACCTGGTGAATAGTGTATGCAGAATAGTACCGATCCCCTCCTACAATGGCTATCTAATGCAGGAGCACTCGGTATTCTTGCCGCCGCCTGTGTTGCATTTCTTAAGGGATGGATTGTTCCACGAGCAACATATGAGCGCGCACTTGCCGAGAAGGATCGTGCGTTGGAACTTGTTTACAAACAAGCTGATGTTGCACAGAAAGCTCTGGAAGCCGCAGAGAAATTCAAGCCATGAGAAATTGGGTGAAACGATTACTTGGACGTGAGGGCAAAGAGAACTCAGTACGTATACAGGGGGAACTAGATGCTATGGAAGAAAAAGTTAAACGATACGAAATGCGCGTCGAACATCTAAGACGTGAGAGAGCATTGTACGATCAGAGACGTAAGAGGATAGTCGAGTGATTGCCTTCCATAACTCTCTAATCGAAATCCCCGAATGGGGTACGATTACTCTCATTGAAGTCCTGTGGTTGGCTTCGGGATTAATGGCACTCGCCTTCGCCTCTCTACGCATACGCCCATTGTGGATAGATTATGAACTTACCAAACGTCTTGGTGATGCAGACTTGTATATTATCGCGCGAGGTTATTTACGCCGCGAAGCCCTCCGTATAGTGACAGCATTGGCTATTACATTCATCGGTGCCTACTCCGTACTAACTAATCCTGCATTTTCTGGCCCTGCGAGAGTCAGCGTAGGAGGCTTACTTGTAACTGCAAGTCTGTTCGTCGTTTCCCTCATAGTCTCGATGAATAGTATTCTCGATTGGCATGACCGAGTTCGCACTATGGAGATAATTCGGAGGGGTATCAAATGATGGACTTTATAGCTATAATCATTTTGATTGCAGTATTGATAGTAGTTTGGCGACAGATAGCAGAACAACTTAATAGTATCCATGTTCTTGTCAATTCTAATCTAGCCAAGGTGAGTGCTGATCTAGAAATTGCTCTTGATCGTATTCGCATACTAGAAAAGATTTTGACGAATAAGAATACGGAAAATGAATAAAGTTCTTATATGGGCAATTACAGTATGCTTCTTTGTGGTTGCAACCGCGCAGGGTATTAGTGCATATCGTCAGTGGCAGACAGAGCAAGATGTTGAAGTTGTTAACACGATTATTCGTACAGGAGTTTGCGCTGGACGTGATCGTGAGGATTGTATCATTGCGCTAGAAAAGAGATTGAAGGGACAAAAAGGTAAACCAGGAGAAGTAGGTATTAGAGGTCCAAAAGGGCCGCAAGGTGTTCAGGGCGTTCAGGGCGTTCAGGGTGCTAAAGGTGCTAAAGGTAATACTGGCGCAAGAGGTAGAACGGGAGCAACTGGAGCAACAGGCAAACAAGGAATTGCAGGAGATACATTCACAAGGGAGGAACTATTAGAAGCGATCAGATTGTTCTGCCAAACTAATTCAGCAGTATGTCGAGGTGAGCAAGGGCCACCAGGTCCAAAAGGTGACAAGGGTGATTCCGGTGATAGTTCTCCACCTGGACCACCTGGGCCACCCGGAGAACCTGGGCCACCTTTACCACAACCACCACCAGCACCAAAGCCACCACCATGTAAGCCAAAGCCTAATAAACCATGTCCATAATGACAGGAGATATAGATGAGTGCATTTGATAATGTAGCAGCACGATTGAAAGAGCATCTACCATTTAAGAAAGATACAACCACGCCTATTACTGCATGGGCAGATCAAGCTAAAGCTCTCAATAAAATGGCTGCCGATGTTGATCGTCTAATGGTGCGTGTTGGAAAACTTGAAGGTACTACACCAACACCTGAACCTACTCCAGAACCGGAACCTACACCCGTTGTTAAATATGCACCGCGAGCATATAACTCCACACCTAGTGCAGATGCCAGATTCTGTATGCTAACCAAGTATGGTGTGGTAAAAGAAGGCAGCGGATACGTCGATAGCAAAGGTGTTCATTACGACGAAGCTGGTCGTGATTTAGGTGGCAGGAGTAAAAATCAAGTGCCAGAGCTTAAAGGTGCCAACTCAATGGATGGTAGAGAACCATGTGATGAGTACGTTGGCCCTACAGGTAGAACTATCGGAGGAAGTGCAGGCTATCCGGCAGCTAGCTTTGAACAATGAACGATCAACAACGTCTAACGCTATTGAATGCAGCAATCAAAGAGCTTAAGCTCACGAAGGAGGGCTTTCCTAAAAAGCTAGTACCGGGTACGCATTGGGCTAATGCAATGCCTAAGCTCAATAAACTAGCTGCGGATTTGAAGCCTGATCCTAAACCTGTTATACCTATTTTTGGGCCAGTATACAACGGTGGGGATTCATTACTTCATTACCAACTTACGCATGAAACTTCTAATATTGATTACTACCCTGCATTTGATACAGCATTCTCTGAAGGGATGGCAATCCTTGCACCTGAACCTCTATTAGTTAGTCGCAGTTCTAGTTCCAAGCCAGGTCTAGCATTCTATGCTATTGGATCATGGAAACTAAAATACTGGTTCGGGCATCTTGATCGTACCCATGCCGCAGGTAAACGATTTAAGAAGGGAGAGCTTATTGGAAGAGTATGTCATAACAATGTTGGCGGTGGACCTCATTGCCATATTGGAATAAATGTCGAAGAGTTGATGGGACGTAATCATCAGTTGAAATATGGTAAAAATGGTAATGGACCTAACTACACTTTCGGTTCGCCTAACATCGGTAAGCAAATAATCGAATTCTTGCAAACTTAGGAGGAACGGCTAGTGAATCCCATTGTTAACAAGTGGCTCGATCTACTCGATAGAGTAGGATGGACAGCAGTTCAAGCTGCCGCAGCCGCAGGTATTGTTGTTCTATCAGGTACAGGAGTAGTTGAATGGAAAGGCGCACTTCTATTTGTTGCTACTGCAACGGCAATCGCAGTTCTTAAAGTTGTAGTAGGTCAGAATACAGGCACAGATGATACTGGATCACTAATCGGTCAGCCTGTTATCGAACCCTCGCCTGTGGATGCGAACAAATGAGCGGGGAACTTTATCATTTCTTAGTTGTAGTCAGTGTAATTGCAATTGCAGTAATGCTTTTCATTGCAATGATTTCGGACGACATTACATTTTAATAGTTTAAGCAACAACAAGGTTGCGCTCACCCGCGCAGCATGGAGCCGGTAGCTAGTTTTTCTCCTGGGCTACTACCGGCTCCTATTTTATTTCCTTAAGGCTTAGAAAGTACATAGGGTCTTTCCATTCAGTACTTCCAATAGGACGCATCCAAGCCCTGTAAACTCTTTCCTCTTCCTCGTTCATTTTGATAAACAATTTAGCATATTCAAAATCACCATCACGTTCATATTCGATTCTTGTCTCAATCATTTAATTCATCCTCTCTAAACAATCAAGCCTTCTCGGTATAGAATAGCAACTGCATGAGTTTTATTGTTGGCTTCTAGCTTCCTGAGAACCTTCTTAACGTGAGTCTGAACTGTCTCATAGCTGACATTTAAATATTGTCCTGCTTCTTCGTAAGTTCGACCATGTGCTATCCATTGCATAACTTCAATCTCACGTTCAGTAATCTTGTCACTTATCAAGTTTAACCTCGTAGTTAGTAAATGGTGTAATCTTATGGATACCAAAGCCGTATTTGAATTGCCACCACTGTAGCATATGGCGCATTGCATCACGACCATGTTGTAAGCCTGGTACATAAACGCCAAATCTCTTGAGTTGATCGTCAGTCCAGTAACCCATTGCTTCTGACGGCATCTGAGCAAAGTATTTAATTCCCTCAGTCTGACAGAACAACTCAATTACTCCAATCAGACGAGTCGGTGTTAAGTCCAACCCTGGCCTAGCACGATTACGATAGTGAAACTTCTCGTATATCAGGTAAAAGTTCTTCTGCCAATGCTCATGCATAAACTTGAACAGTTCGCTCTCATTGAACTTTTGTTGTCCTGGCGTCAATACTAATTTGTCACCATCGTACACTCCATGACAATAACCAGTTGTTCCACCAGGATCGAGAGATAGTATATGTTGCGTCTGTGCCATATCTATTGAATCTCTCCTAATCGGTTCCCCTGAGCCGGTGGGCTACCAGTCGCGGAACCCCCCGATTGTCTTCTAAATGAGTTCCTGAGCCGGAATCCTGAGCGATCGGATCGGGCGGCTACTTCTGCCTGTTCTGAGAAGTTGCGAATTTACATACTAGTCACTATATTGCTTCTCCCCATGATGGGCCGATTTGCATATCAGCTTTGAATGGTAGTTCCCAACCCAATGCATCTTTAGCTCTTGATTCCATAACCTGTTTACAGATCACTCCGTACTCATCGACGTAGTTATCTTCCACATCACCCAAGATGGAATCGTGGACTGTGAGGACGATAACCGCCCTAGCTGAATCAATGTTATCTGCGATGATAATGGCAGATGTGAGTGTGAGGTCGTTAGCAGTTGTTTGAGGATAGAAGTTAATTCCCTCTCTATAGACCGCTGACTTATTGTAGTCCGTGAGAAGATGGAAACGTCGCTTCCGTCCAAATGGAGAAGTAAGTGTTCCCTTAGTGTGAATCTCTGTTTCGACAGCTTTTTCCCAGGTGCCAACACCAGTAAATGTTTTCCATACCCAGTCAATATACAGTTGTGCCTCCGACTCGGGGATATCATGTTTCTCCTGGAATGTTGCTGCTGTCTGTCTAAAGAATACACCGAAGTTTACGTTCTTAGCAACGTCTCTATTATGCTTCGTGAAATCGGCACCATAAAATCGTTCGGCACACTCGGAATGCAGGTCGCGTCCTTCTTGATAGATTGCCCATAGAAGAGGGTCGTGAGAAAATTCAGCAATGCAGCGAAGCTCTGCTTGCGAAAAGTCTGCATTGACAATACTTCTTCCGGGGCTAGCACGAAACAGAGTTCGGATATTAGGGATGCCCTCTTTTGGTCTTGTGATATTCTGAAGATTTGGCCTACGGCTTGATAGCCTCCCTGAGTTAGTTCCGAACAAGAGAAGGTCAGTATAAATTCTCCGTTCTTCGTCTGCTTCGGCATTGGCAATTAATCCAATCAGATAGGTCGAAGCCTGTTTAGCGAGTTGCTGTGAACGATCATACAGTTCAACAAAACCTTTATAGTGTGCTTTTCTTTCTGCTAGATCAGGAGCTTCTTTAGCAGTAACCACATTACCCACACGCTCAGTAACAGTAGAACGTCTAACACTAAAACGATCAGCAAGAATTTCTTTTCTTGCCGAGTCATCGACACTGTTGTCTTTGTCGGGACGCTTTCGCATTTCATGGGTAATGCCCCAATCATCATAAAGGATAGCTGACATTTGTTTCGGAGAGTTAGGATTGAGTTCAGGCTTGTCAACCCATGTTCTCATCTTATCGGTTAGATCAACAAGTTCCGGCTTTACCTGAAATTCGTATAGATCAGCAGCACGATCCACGTCATAAGTGATACCGTGCAACTCAGCAGGAATAAGTAGATTATTAGTAGCTGGTATGAGAATCTCGTTGTAGAATCCCAGGACTCCATCAGCAGCGGCCATAGGATAATACAAGTCAAACAAAGACTTAGTGCCACCCACATCATTACCAGCATAAGTATAAAATTCATCATAATCTTCTACTACCCCTGTTTTCTTTGCTCTAGTAACAGCGGGAGGCGTGTAGTTGGGCCAACCGAATTCCTCCATGAGTAGATATTCAAGACCGTGAATTCCTATCGCGTCATCCCCACCCGATCTTTCATCCAACGCATAAGATAGGAGAATCGTGTCGTGATCGACTCTTGCTTTGATTCCATAGGTATGACGGAGGATTTTAGTATCGAACTTTCCATTGTGCCAGATAAAGCTATGATGTTCTGATTCAAGTAAGGATCGTAAATGATCTCTAATGAAATTTTCGTCCTCAAACAATCCTTCACGCTCTCCGAGAACATAGGCGTGAGTTCCATCATAACTGAATTGAATCGAAATAAGAGTCGCTCGGTGGGTGAGTCCTCCCCGAGATTCAATATCTGCCGCAATCTCTCCTGTCTTATTACTTCGTAGTTCGGCAATGAGTTCGATTGCATCCTTCCTACTTTCGACAACTTCAATAGAAGGAAACGGAGCAGGTGGATTAGGATTAAACGCTCTCTTAAAGTCTTTCTTTAAGTTGGGGAAAACACTATCATCCCTGACGGCGAGTGCAGGATTATTGGTAGCAACAACTGTTCTGCCGTTTTGTTCGATACGATAACCTCGGTAACGATCAATTGATCCTCGTCCACATATGAGATTAACTGCTTCCGATCCGGCGGCGATGACAAGACTAATACCGGATAGCTCTTTATGTAACCTTGGAGCGCACGCTTTAATCGCAGCCGGCGGTACTTTGTTACCATCAGGTTCACATAGGACAACATTGGTAAGCATCACATCCTTACGAGTCAATCCATTACTCTTTAGAAGACTGTCGATAATGGCACGACTACCTTTAGGATTGGCAAATGGCTGCTTCGCCATAACATCATAACGTGCAGGTGATCGTGAAACTATGGCGGCTGTAGCCTGTGGCGGTTTTAGCGTGGGCGCATGCTTCTTCCGTTGAAGAGGACACTTCTCACATTCCGCTAATGGGTGCTTTCGCAAGGGCATTAGTATGGATCATACTCCCAATAACAAGGATCAACACTTCTAGTCTTACCACAGCGAGCACATCTTGCAACATAACCTGTTACTCCACGCTGCCACTTATGGAATCTTAATCTGCAAAGCAATTTACCCATGTTACCAAGCTCCTGTTAGTCCAATCAGAAACCAAACGACAGTAAATCCTACTGCAAGAGTAACAAGTAGATTACCCCAAAGACTACGATTATCCCAAAACACGTACAATTCAGAAACTAGCAGCACACTGACAATGATTAGAATAGCTGACAGAGCAATGTTCTCAAACATCAGTCCACAAACTCAATAGGTACATCGGGGAACATACGCTTGGCTGCTCGTTCGGCATTCCACCTACGGGTGTAACCTTTACTAGTTGTCATAATCTGATTGTTACCAGCACGAAGCCTAACAAACCATTTATATCTACTGACAGTTCTAAAGAAAACTGCATCCGACTTGAAGATTTCAACTTTCATCGGTTATCTCCTGATCCTTTGAGGACGCCACGCTTCTTACGAGAACGTAATTTTTCGATGTTAGCAATTGCAATTTCATCTAGATCAAGTTCCCATTCTGAGGCAATTTGTGATACATACCATAGTACATCACCTAACTCTTTGAATAGAAGCTCAACAGTTGTATCACTAGGTTGATCTCCACGAATAAATTTCTTTACTACACCAGCAACTTCACCTGCTTCACTAGCAAGACCTAGTGCAGTATATTCCACACCTTCCTCAGATGGATAAACTGCCGTCTTTTGCGCTGCGCCTTGATACTCGTTAAAGTCCACGAATCAACCCCTGATAGAGTTCCATTACGTCAATTTGCAAATCTTCGATAGTACCATTGTTGTTAATGTCAGCGTCGATAAGAATATTTGGTAATGGTTCTTCTGATACATGACCATCTGATTCATAACCAGGTCTAGTTACCCTAACTATTGTACCACCTAAGTCTTGAATCTTTGCAGCTTCGTTCTGAAAGCGAACATCAGTAACTACGATGTCATCTTCAACGATTGAATCTCGATATAGACCATCTTCCCATTGATCTACCCAAAAGTTTTTACCGAAAGTATTGCGTCCCATTTCAGTACCGAATCGTTGTATAAACTCACGCCACGAATAATCGTATTGTGTCGTTCCTGATACTTCTAGAATAACATGACCTACAGTTTCGGCTACGTTATCGTTTCCTTTTAATTTATCGTAAACTATCAAGTCTATATCGAAAAGATTACAGACAGCTTCTTTCAGTATATCAGCGAATGCACGTCGTTGGAACTCATACGTCTCTACTAGAAAGGCACCACAGGTATCCTTGCCGCTTTGCTTTACTCCTGTAAATCCAATAATCATTTAGGATGCCCATTTGACATAGCTACTACCTTAGCTCTAAGTGCTGATGTTGTATTAGCATAACGTAATTCGGCTGACTCACGTTCAACTCGTACTGCTTGAACGTCATAACATGGAATGCATACTTGATTCGGATGTTCACCATGTATCGGACAGTAGTAACAGAAGTCAAGTTCAGCTTCCATTTCCACGACCATGATCTTTTGCCCAATTCGGTGCTTTAAGATTTCCGGCCTTTAGTGCTGCAATCTTCATCTGAGCAAGTTGTGGTTCAAGACTTTCTCTGATAGCTTCCATTGATGTCATAACGCACAACTTCAAATTTAGATTCATATTCTCTTCCGAGAAATCTCCGTCAAATCCACAGTTGATAAGAGCCTGAAGTTTGCATTGCATATAGAACAGTTCAGTACCAGTGAAAGTCATTTGATTTAGGGTAACACCTAGAATATGCCACTTACCTTCTTCCTCTTTAATCTTTGCATCCCAACCCTCAACATCGAAGTCACTCTTCTTGTATTTATCTTCAGGCTTCTCGTCAGTCATAGCAGCTTCTTCAGCCATTAGATGTTCTTCGACTTCAGCATCCATATCCTTCTGTAACGCTGAATCCTGATCTGCGTATTGATCGCCCATTATGCAATACCCCTAATCTTCCGTTCCAGAATAATACCGTGGTCTTTCATAATCTCCTCATTCGTTCGATACACTACTCGGTCACAGGTGATACAAATTTTGAAGTTCCTATCCTGTATGTCAGTTCTGTAAATACAGATATGACCTACATCTTCTTCCGGCATTGTATCTACTGTTTGATCTTTCAAGAACTGGTCTACCTCCCGATTGGCCAATACTTGTACCCCCTTCCCTTCTTCTCAGATCGGACCATCATACGGTCTTCAAGTGTACGTTGTATGATATCCATTACAGGTGCGGATAGATGATGCCTTGCCATTATCTCACCACGCAAGATACCTGGGATACGTTCGACTGTTCGATACACGGCGTTCAGTCTAACTTCATCAGTTGATCTACCAGCGTGCTTAAGTAGGTCAACCATATGCTTACCCCACTTCTGAATAAAGAAGGTAGCCTCGATGATATCAGTTAGCTCAACAGTGATTTTACCGTCGTCCGTAGGTTCTTGTCGTGCTGCCGCAAACAAGGTAGCTAGCTTCAACATGGAGAATGCCATACGTTGAAACGTTGGTGCTGCTAGGTGTCTATCAGGAGAGTCATAAGCTGTATGAATTAGTTTCTGCTCAACCTCAACAAACTTCGCCCATGCATCATTAGTTAGCTGTGCTTCAATTTCACGCTCAATCTCCATCGTTCCAACTTCAAGTTCTACCTCTACAATGCCTTCCGAATAGGTGTTGTGCAGGTGATTAAACAATGCCTTCAATTCATTACGTTTGTCTACGTTCTGATTTCGTGGTGGGCCGGTTGGTCTTACTTTATCTAAGTCAGCATATCCTGTTACAACAAGGAAACGGGGAATGAATCCTGATGTAACAAACTGTTCAGATATCATACTGTATGACTTCTCAAGAATACCACCGCCGAAGAAAATAAACACTGGCTCCTGAAGGATGATAGTCTCACGCTTCAACTGCTTAGGCCAATGTTTAGGTACATCGTACATCTTCGTGAACGTCTCATGTATACCTGCAAGATAATCTCGTTTGTGCATCATTTCAAACAAACCTGCTACCTCATCACGATAGAACACTGAAGTCATCTTCGGTCTACGAGATACTGCTGTTAAGATACCTTCAGGTGAACCATCAGATGCTACAATAATCTCAGGATCAATTTCGATCAAGAAATCCATAGCCATATCCATTGCTGTTGTCTTACGAGTTAGCGTCGTGTCACCAAGTATCAATCCCCACAAGTTAGGAATGATTTTACCCCACTCAACCTTAACGTGAAGTCCAGAGGCCATTAATGCAGATAACAACATCGCACAACTAATCTCATGGTACTCTTCAACTGCGTCAGTAGCTTGGCTAGCCCATGTTAGATAGTCGTGAATGATGGAGTTACCAACCTTGTTAGATTCTTTAGCGGTCAGCAGTTGCGGCATTTGTAACGGTGCTGTCTTCTCAAAGACGGTTAGCAGTTGCTTCTGTTGAACATCTGCTTTAAGAACATCCTTCCACAAATGAGAGACAGGGCGTCCATCACGCTTGTACTTATTACACTTGGAATTCAGAGCAACAGCGAAAACTTCTTCTGTGTTCATTCCTGATTCGACACAAATATTGATGAGTGCCCATAGATCGCTAGACCAATCGTCGCCTGGTTCCTCACCATATAGACGAGGAAAGCTAGTTGCTTGCAACTTGGTACGATACTCATAGATAACGAACTCAGGATTAGGAAGACCATCGAGACTAGGTACTTCAGGTCCACTTCCGTTATCTGTCTCTATCTCATACACTACCTCTATTGCTTCAAACACACTAGGATTGAGTAGTGCAGCAAAGCTAGTAATCAGCTTTACTTCAGGAATACTCTGAAGCCCGTCGTACTTGTAATTGATAGTGCCAGGTACACGTAAGAGTTGCGTTAGATCGTGCCCTGTCTTATCTGCACCTAAATCAGCATACTTGTATGCGATCCTCTTACTGTAATCTTCAGCTCTCTCAGGATCAAGTTTCTTATCGAGACGCCAGATAGCTTGGAATCTTCCAGGTGATGATTCAATGACGCATTGCGGAGGAATGTCCAGCTTATCAGGTGTGCAAGTATCTAGGTCAGCCCACACTAGATTCTGTGGGATGCAATTCTGCTTAAGCCTCTTAGGTGTGGATAGGACATTGATACCGAACCACACGTTATGTCCTTCACGCGCGTTGTCAATGAACTTCAGTAGCTTTACCTTTTCAGTAGGCCACTTGAAATAATGCTCATTGAATGTTTCACGCTTGTTAGGTCTTTGAGTACAGATACATACATACCCAATGTCGTCACTAAATAGGTAGTCAAAGAACTCCAGGCGAAGAGTCATTTCACTACCTACGTCAGTCATTGGCATTAGAATTGAGGAGAGTTGTAGACTTTGAAAGTTTCAAGATGATCCATTGCGTGAAACAACGAAAGATATTGAGGTATCGTAAATGGTGCTGTCGTGTAATACACTTCTTTTACACCAGCAGAAAAAAGAGCTATAGCACAATCTCTGCAAGGTTTTGCAAGCGTCACGTTTCCACTTTTGTTAGATACAGCAGCAATGTAGGCAATGGTATTCTCAAGACCAGTATTCCTGGCTCTAGCTATTGCATGAATTTCGGCATGAAGTGAATATAGTCTCCATTCCTTCATTTCAGGAACGTGTGCCCATCCGTTAGAAACGGTCTTGTTGTCCCTCGTCCTGATAACACAGCCCATTGCATACTTACCGCAGCGGCTACGCTTCGCAATCTTGATAGCTTCCTCAATCATGGGAATAGGTAAGGGTGCCACCGTTAGGTAGCACCCTTACGCATCCTTTCTTGGTTAGAAGCGTACCTGCTCAGAAACCGCCCGAGCATGTCGCCATAGAAGTCGCACATGGATTCCAGAAACCAGATCACGGACGCTGATCCGTACTGCCCTGATTTCCACTTACAGTACCGAGCCTGCTGTTGCTCTACTACCAGTTGTTGCACCTGCTGGCTTAACACCCATAACAGGATTGTCGTACTCTTCGGTCACTTCGTTCATCTTCTTACCGACGACTACGACTAGCTCGTTACCGACAATCTCATCCTTCTCGTCATTGAGATTGAACTTCTTATTGCTCAACTTCTCATCGGTAACACCTGCGGCACGAAGGAAGTTAACAAGCGCACCGTTTAGCTTCTTCTTCTTATCTGCATCGTGATCCTTCGGTGCGATCCAATACGTCTTGAAGAAACACTTGTTAGCCACCTTAATACCCTTACGCTCTGGCTCGTCAAGACTTACACGAAAACGAACATTGAGTCCTGGCGTGCCCTCGGGAAGTGCGCCACCTGCGTTACCAACGTAAGACCAGTCAGCATCGTCAACAGTACAATTGTACGAACCGGACGGTGCTGCTTCAAAACCACCTTGTCCTACTGAATCGTCATAATCGGTAAGATCAACGATACCTTCAAAGTCTACCATTGAATCGCTCATGCTGCTTTCCTCTCTTCATCTTGTACGGTTTGTCGTTTAACCCATAGATCGGGAATCGTAACATCTACTTCTACGTTTGCGAAACCACAGTTACGTTGTTTTGCTGCAACACGATCTGTCTTGATAAACTGAATACTTCTTACTATGGTATCCCCATCTACCTCCGCTTTCATATAACCAACGAAGTCTAGGAACCCTGGAATTTGCTTACGCAGTTTCCCCGATAGCATCGGATAATACTGAATCTTACCTAGTGAGTCTTGCACGTCTGCTACATGAGACGTTAGAATCACGTTGCAAGGTAGATCACGAAGCATACGAACAACACGACGCATATGGGCACCACTCTTACCATATGCATACTGGTCGGGTACATCTTCGTCCAGACGGGGATTGTTCTCTGCTCGTTCTCGCATGATATATGCAATATCAAGACTTGCAAATTCCGAGAACGTATCAATGCCGATGGTCTTGTAGTGTAGGTTACCTTTGCTGTCGATACTGTCATACAACATGGTGATGTTGTCGATCATTTCATCATAGCTACGAATAGGCTTAACATCAATGTCAGGCTTATTCTTTAGAGTTTCGATTCCACCATCAATGTCAAAAATTAGCAATGGTGAAGTCATGGGATGATCTTGCGCTGTACCTAATAGGTGTGTCTTACCTGCTCCGTATTCTGCAAAGAGCATACCATTCAACCACTTGGTAATCTCCGTCGGAGACTGGACACCCAACTTCTCTCTAATTGGAATAGTTGCGGTCTGTGCCATAATCACCCCCTCTCACTACCGTAGTTTAAAATGATATCAGGATATCTATGGAGAGGACAAGAATCAGGTTTGCCGTCGTTACAAGGACAATTAGTTTCAAAGCAATCATTACACAATCCCCAATTTACAATTAAATCTTCAATCGGAACACCTACTCGGCACCGTTCGCAAGGTAGTATCGTTCTAGTTAGTTCCATTACCGATTGAAGAACGTACCGTAAACCCACAACAGTAAAAAGAAAAGCATAAGAAGACCTGCTAGAAATTCAGCTATCAGAATCATTTGGAACGTCCCCATAATGGTATTCAGGGAAGTAGTATCCTTTACAGAAATCGCAATAGATCATACCTTCTGTACTCACCTTCTCATACTCGGGCGTAAAGTCTTTAGTCTCTTCTTCTAGTTCTTCTTCAGTTAGAACTTCAAACGCAAACTCAACCATTCTCTAACATCTTTTTGATTACTTGAAGAACATGAGTACCACAGCACAAAACTCCATTGACAGTGTATTTAGCAACTGAATTGCAGTATCCATATTTCTCATCACGATGTATACACTTCACGAAACCTTGATATTTGGCAATGTCAACGATCACGATTAACCTCGTAACCATCTTCTAGCATTCCTTGCCAATCTGAACCATCATCCTTAGCGATACATGGTACGCGGAACGCGCAGTTAAGACAACTCTTAGCGCCAGTTGGGTTAGGATAAATCTTCAGGTCAACGTCCAACATTTCTGCTGCCATCATCCTGATATGATTACCTGCGTTCTCTATCTCTGCATCATTTCGGAACACCACATCGCGCTGCACAAATAGATCGTCGCCCTGACGCACGAGATAGTCGTAGTAGGATTGTGCGCGCTCATCGTCTTCATACCAAAGTTCAAGACCATGCTCTCTAATGGATTGCATGAATAGTTCAGCAGTTGTCCCTTCATTCTGTCTATCTACTGACAAGAAACCACTCTTTAACACTGTGGGCGGTTTAGGATAGTTCTTCTTCATCGCGTTAACGATGATACGATCTACTTCATGCGCGTACCAAGGTAGATCATAAGTCTTAGCTTCCTCTTTCGTTGCCCACAAATAATTCGTGAACTGCTCATCCTTCTCGTTCTTCAAGAAGTAATCTTCATCTATCCTTGCCGCTGTCTTGTAGTCCATAACTCCGAATTTATCTCGGTCTGGATACCAAGCTATTTGATCTCTTTTTCCTCTGGCGTGGACTTCAATCGACTGTCCATAATTCGGAGAATCTTCACGTCGATCAATCGCCTCAAATCCGAGGGGGATAGAGTAAGTGCTTTCGACGGCAACGACTTCAAAGTCATCCTTTCGTTCAGCGTACTCTTTATAGAACGTGAGCATACCAACACCAAGTGCTTTATGCTCCATAAATTCTTCTTCAATAGGATCAGGCAGAATATCTCTTAGTCCTGCAATCTCCCATTTAAATACTTCACCCTTATTTCCAGTTCCTTCTACCTCAATTAGACGAGGATGAATGTCGTAAGTAAGATTCAACCACTCTTCACCTACGATACCACCTTCCCATTGATAGTTAAACCAAGTGAGGAAGGTTTCAACAGGATCACGTCGAAGCATCGGATCATAATACTTCTCCAATGCATAGTGAATACCAGTACCAAACCAAAGTGGAAAACTAACACCGTAAATATCAACACGGTGTCTTAGGTTAGTTCTAGTAGGTGATGACCAATCCCAATATCTACGACAGCGGCGATAGTTACCGAGGTCGGATGTATGAATTGGTATAATGTCCCACTTCGACGGAATCTCCGGTTGACGAAGCTGGACTTCTACACTCGTAGACATACTACACTACCCCCGTTTCTGCTCAAAGTCTCTAAATGGACTTTCGAGCCTAGCCACCCTATCACATCTGCTCTTAAAAGTCAAGCACACTTCTACGTTTTTGTTTTAGCAACTTCCCCATGATATAGCTTTAAACTGTTTGGGAAGTATTCTATTCTAATTTCGTTCCAACGTTTCTCAGTGATCTGCTTCAATCTGTATCTATTGCGCCAACGTTCGTAACAACCGCCACAGCCGCGAGTAATGTTTGTCCGTGGAGTTCCACACTTATTACATTTATCTAATCCACGTCCGTTGCGGCGTTCTGTCTGCCAGCGTATTCGTTCATCGGTACTGTATTCATTTTTTCGATGTATTGAAATAAGTTCAAGCATCACTTTACGAAGACTATTCTTCTGGACATACTTACGTGTAGAACTTACGAAGACTTGCCGAATCTGATACAGAGATAGACCAGTACGAATAGATAGCTCTGTCATGCCAATACGGTTAACTGCTTCATTATAGTACGGACGTGCAATCCTGATATCAACGTAACCATGATGAGAGCCAGGCTTGGCACTTTTAACTTTATCCCAAGCATAACATAATCGACACCATGAAGTCAACTTACCAGTACGACGAACGTAATAGTATTTCTCTGTAGCAGGCAACCATTCAGGTTGTTCATGTGCTGAACCTGAACAGAGCTTATTCCATACACCGTCAATTAAATGGTAACGTCCTGATTTTAATTGTTGTTCGGAAGGAACCACGATGTAAAAGGATCATTCCTCGTTCTCGTAGCGTAACCGTCGTACTGAATCTAGTTGCGCTTCCGTCCAAGGTTCGGGAAGTTGGCAGGTGCAAACTTCGTCCGACTCGCAAGCCTCATACTTACAACTACCCATGATTGATACGAGCGTACCGTGTAATTCACCGTGAGGTAATTGTTGTTTAGTTCCTAGGGAAACCGTAGTTGCCCCTCTCTTAAGTGCCATCATTCCCCCTAAACTTCATTGACTATCGCCATTCTCATCAACGTCCTTCTTACCGAACACTTGTGTAAACCATTTACCTTTCATGTCAAGAAGATTCTTGATCCTACCATCAATGCTATTGATCGCATCAATGTAGATGACTTCAGGAATACCAGTTTGACCAGGGCGATACACTCTACCTACTGCCTGCATCATGTTTTTAGGCGACCAGTCCCTATCTAGGAAGATAAGATACTGAGCGCAGGCTAGGTTAATACTCTCTCCACCTAGTTGCAAGGTACTCATCAATACCTTATGTTCCTTCTTCGGGAAGGTGTCATGCCACATTCTATAACGCTCTTCCTCATTCAACTTAACTTCAAGATGCAAGTAAGGTACATCAGCTTTCTCTAGTCTTTTCTCCAACAGAAGCAGCGGTCCTTTGAATGATGAGAACACTACGATCTGACGTTTAATTTCATCGTCCCATCTAATCTCATCAATCAGTTCCATCACCTTATCTAGCTTGGACGATGGTTCCTCTAGTTCAATCTCCAACTTCATACGTTCAGCAACTTCATCATAGTGAGTAGCCACAACTTTAGGAGTAGCCACACTAATCTGACGGAGACGATTCAATGCAGAAAGAACATTAGGCGAAGTGATCGGAACACCCTGTTGATCTAGAGTATACAGTTCATGCTTAATCTCATCGAACATCTTTCTCTGTACTGGACCGAGTGTGACTGTATGTGTATTGAATACAGGTTCACCAATCGTAGGATGTACGTTACTCATAAAGAACCGTGGCCCAAGAGATTGCTGAAGTCTGATAAGATCATCCAACTTCTCGGGTTTGATACCTAGCACGATGGATGTACCAGCTTGATCGTCAACATACTCTTCACAGTATTCTCTACGGAATCCCCAATAGCTAGGCCATGCAACAGGATCGAGAAAGTGAAGCAAAGACCACATTTCATCTGGCCTATTGACAAATCCTGTTCCTGTCATAATATGCCTGTTATCACCACGAACTCTCTTGATCTGTCGAGTCCATTTGGTATCAGGATTCTTTAGCTTGTGAGCTTCGTCACATACAATGTTGGTCCACTTGACTTGCTTGCAATACTTTGCATTAATTGATAGCCGAGCCTTCTTCTCCTTGTCACCCTTTTCGACACGCGGGGAGAAGACCTCATAATGTGCCAGAAAGACAATATGCTCACCCTCTCTTTTAATGTCAGTGATCTTCTGTGAAATCTCTAGATCACCAATCCTTCGCGTACACTTCTCAACACCCACGTTGTAAACGGTGGCATTGATCTTAGCTTTCGGCAACGCATCGAAGTATGTACCCTTACCTGCCTTCGATGTAATGATGAGAGTTACCGGAGTTACACCTGTTTCTTTCTTCTGTCTCTTCGCACGCTCTTGCAATAGCCATAGTGCTGTGGTTGTCTTGTAACAACCCATTTCAGACCAGTCAGCAGAATACTCAGGATGCTCAGGATGGTCAAGCATATCCTTGATAGCTTTATCCTGCCATTCCGTTGACTCATAGTATTCGGTAACTATGTCTAGTGGTTCATAGATTAGGTCAGTCATGTTATCCTCCCTTCTTGAGTTCTGACCGTACAACCATTAGCAATCTACCTAGATGATTCTCGCCAACCCAGGTGACATTACCATCACCATCAGTAACAGGTGAACAACCCCAATATCTATCGTTCCATGAATTACCTTCGATAAGTTCTGCATCACCCGTTGCTTTAAGTAACCTACCAAAACTAGGAAGAGCAAACTTATATCGCAAACCTGCCAACATCACGTCGTTCTTCACTTCTTCCCAATCGGTACGAAGGATTGTATTCTTACCGAGAGTCTTAGCATGACGACAGGTTCTAGCTTTAGAGATTGTAACTGCATCTGTGAATCTAATAGCTTTGCTAGCCTGAAAGTAATGCTCAACAGTAGGAAACTTAAGTGAGTACTCATCTTCTGTATTAACAATTTCCACACCATAAGGTGCAGCTTGAAATAGGCTGCTACTAAAGTTTGAGAGAAACTTATATGCCCCTCGGAATGAGGTTATTTGTTGCGACATGCTACCCCCTTTATTTCAATGCTTGATTAATAGCACGATTAGGTGCCATGCCTCCATTAAGGAGCCGACGGTATTTATTACGAGCTTGCTTACACTTCAAGGTAATGGAACAAAATAGTGATTCACCGGGAGTGCCACCCTTTATCGGACCTCCACAAACAACACACAAAGGTCTAACTGCATCAGCTACCATTACCCGCGCTTTGTTGAAACTCATGCCGGACAACATAAGGAACTCTATTACATCACCGTACTTCTTAAGCCACCGTTCCTCTTTGCAAGACCAGCATAACTTTCGTTGTGATTGTGGTGGTACTTCTATGCCACAGTCAATGCATAGTCCATTGCTTTTAGTACAAGCAACACACCAGCCACTCGATTCAACGAGTTTGCTAAGATCGCCACAACTAGGGCAAACATCTTCCTCTAGTGTATAATCTAAGCAGGCACTCAACTACTAGGTCAGGGATACTCTAGGCATTTCAGGTAGCCGATATAATCGGGCCTGACTATCCAATAGGCATCGTCACCGTATTACCCTCGTTACCTGATGCTACGACCTTAACATGGGGGAGGGAATCGAACCCTATTATCCGTGGAGAACTTTGTGGCTTTCGCCTAACCACGCAAATACAACGGCCACTACTAACATATGCAGAGCTTAAGTACATATGCTTTCATTCCGTTCCCCCAAGCTGTTGTTACTTCAGTTTACGCACCATCTTCTCCATCACCACTACCACCATCATCGGGTGCTGGCTCAGTAGGCTCATCTTCCCAACGCATTATAACCTCCCCTCCAATGCATAGTAGAGTCTTGATTTAGCAACTACATCTAATGCATCTGAGATATCTACTGTGCGCGGTAAGTTGTTCTGCCTACTTTGTATTCCCGAATCGGATTCATTTTCTTGCCATATTCTGTGATCGGATTCGGCTTTACCCACTGAGCTTGTGCTGTCGATGCTGTCATCAACACTACTAGTACGATCATCGCTAGAACGATCGTTGTAATTCTCATTGCTCACTTCATCCCCTTATTAATATGGTTTGCAAGACCAGGGCGACCAATCTTTCCCTGATGCTACAAAGTATTCATACGCTGCTACTGCTTGTTCGAGCGGCGTGTTACCATGTCCATATGTTGAACGTGCGAAGTTGCCCATCTGGAACATACCTAGATACTGTCCATTGTGTGCCCGGACACTATAACTTGACCCTGATTCACAACGAGATACAGCAAGTGCCTGATCGCAGTAAGCTCCAAAGACGTGACAAATTGCCTCTCGTGGGTCTTGTAACTCAACGTATGTTCTGAACGTATCATCTGCACGACCTGCCCACTTCTTTCCATTGAACTTAAGATAATGGCAACCGTGTGTTCTACGTTCTGCGTAACTTGTTCGTGTGCGGGGAACTAAAATCTTTTCTTGCCAACTCCATGTAGCAGTTCTTTTGGTACTAATATACTTCCTAGCACGATTGAGATTGCAAGTCTGCTTGTGACTAGACTTACTAAGCACTCTTGCATTTCTCTCTACAGCATTATCGTACTTACTTATGAGTACCGACTTGCTCTCCTGCGGTACTTGCTGTTGGCTAGTTGCCACTGTTGCACCAACTAATACAAACGCAACAGTTATGGCTAGTATGGCAGCAACTCCCTTCAGGACTTGTACCTCCTAGTAGATTACAGAATTGTGCCTCCTAATCCCCTTCGGTTGTAACTCGGCACCCAAGCCTTACCAACGCTAGTGTGATTTGCAACCATCACTAGTGGACTAGGTAATACGATGACCTCTGCAAAAGTCTCGTACCCTCTGGGGTCATTACGTTGCAGCGCACCCCATATATTGTGGAGTTAACGGAGGGGGGTCATATTGTGGTTATTAACCTATGCGTTGGGAAGCGCAACAATATGAACGGGGCGTTAACTCCACACTTAAGCTACTACGAATAGTAGCAATCTTTATACCTGCTTAGATTATCAAAGTACGGAAGTGCAGAATAATGAGAATGGAGAAGCTACTAAGTTACGGCTTGTGCGGTAACTGTTCACTTCTCCATCTCAGAGTAACTACGTGGGGGTAGCAACTCATTGCTGGACACTAGCAGAAAACTACTGTTGTGTCAAGCCCCCAACTGCACTATCTGATAGTTCTTCCATACTTAGGAGAATCCCGAAGTTGGCATAAATTAGCCAGATAAACATATGGTCAACGAAGTCCTGCTCACTTAGGAAGTAAGCAGTAAATTCAATTGGCATATGATACTTGACATTCCAACTGTTGTATGTATGGAAGTTCTCCATACTAAACGTCATCATATTGAAGGGTGTACTTCTCATATGACGTTTAGTATAGAGGGGGCAGCTACGTTACTGGTAACTACCCCACTCCATACAGTTACTTACTTAACCTGTAACCGCCTGATTGACGATATACACGTTACCCTTCTTGCTGGACACCTTAAGCTGCTTGAACTCTTCAGGCGCATCGTCAGCCTTACGAGCATTCTCAAATCCCGTCTTGACTGTAGATGCCTTACGTCCCTCAAAGTGTCCCTTATCCGTAGGAATCCTAGCTGCACGAACTCCGTTATCAACGATCTGCTGAAGGATAGACTTATACTCACCCTTCGACCTAACGGAACTAAGTGCCTCACCAATCTCTTCATCACTAAGCGGCTCGAACATTAGATCAGTCATATTCTCTCCTGTGGTTTGTGTGTTTTGTGTATTACGTGGTCTTGCCATAATTTATGTGCTACCCCCTTTCTCCTTCTCTAGTCTTACTAGACGTTCTTCGTGATTTACTACAACTGCTTTGATATCTAATCCCTTTAACCTCCCTTCTAGATTAGTAATCCTTTGCTCTAACTCATCGAGAGGAATCGTAGCAGGTTTCGCACCACCTGTCAAGGTCTTATCACCTTTGACATAGCGTGCGTCGTATGCGTCCTCAGTGGGAGCACCATGCAGGCGATACCGTGTAGGTCTGCCGCGTGCCCCTCTGTCGATGAGTTCTATGCAACCAAGTTCCTTAAGAGCATTGAATAATACAGTATAGTGAGCCATAGATATACCAAGTGAATGGAATGTAGTAACTACCTTACCTTCGTATGTCGTGGTACTCTTGGCACCTTTCTTCTTGATGACAGTAGACTCTTTCTCCATAGCTTCGTATAGCTGGAGGAGATAGCTAAACTTTCTAGCTTCAGGTGGCATTAGTAGTTCCCGATGCTACATCAGAAGAAAATGTCAATGGTGGTTGCTCCTTATCTCGACATTCAATGTCTGCTTCAGCTATGTAGCAATCACGACATACAGTGTATGGATGAATTAGATAAGTCATACGGTTCGGATACTTCTGAGTACGCCAATGCTTTGCATCCTCAGAAGATTCACAAACCAACTGTTGTACTTCATCGTGCATTGGAACAGTACAAAAACCCATGACATGAGGAAGTCTGAACCATCCTGTCTGTGTCCTATCTGTATCATCATACTTGTTCTTCTTACCTCTAGTTGACGGAGCAGCAGTAAGTTCCTTCTTCAACTCATCTTCAGTAATTTCCTCAAAGGCAAAAGGCTCAGTCATGGTCATCAGCACAAGGATAGATTGTCACTTCAATTTTTAGAGGACTCCCCAAATCTCTCCATTGTCTGTATGTCATAGGAACAGATGTATCCATTGATGATGGAACATGATTAGGTTGTCTAAATACGACTTCATCATCAACAACGTTGAAACTATAGATTGGTAGTTCAAAGATTACCTTACTAATGATATCCGAATCAGCCATTAGTTGACCACCTTCTCACGGAACCTAGACTCCAAGATTTCACGGTTGATTACTACTGTTTGATCTAGTATCGTTACGCTACCCTCCGGCAAGGATAGTCCTTTCTCAATCTTATCCTTCAAGTCTTTAGTCGCACGTTCTTTTATTCTCAATTGCTCCAGACGGGCAGCTTCTCTATCACGACGCTCAATCTCTAGCTTCTCCATCTGACGGAGTTGCTCACCATACAAGTGCTCGCGCTCCTGTTCATACCGATCCCAAAAGTCAATGACTACATATGCGTCAATCCAAATTTCTTCTGTCTCAGTTTCATGCGTAACAGTTTTACCATAGCGGTAGTCATAACTTTCAGCAGGTACTTCAACGAGTAGCTGACCTGTCATACTTTTATTCTGCCACCGTTTAACTTTACGCTTGTCGAGAACTAATCCTTTCCTTGCGTGCATAGGATAAGGACCGCCCCGACTACGCTGATTGACGAATGCAATCTCTTCGTCAATATCTATTGCGTTATAGTTCACTATATCACCTTCTCACAAATGCTTGTCGTGATCGCCTTCAAAGTCGTATTGTTCTAGCTCTTGATAACTAAACCAACCGCAAGGTGCGAAGTTATCTGTAACTTTAACGAACACCTTACCTTGATCGTCATGGTATCTAAGTCGATACATGCGACCATCAAGTGTTATTGAAACATCTCGCTTTGCGACGGCTGCTTTTAGTTCTAGAACATTGATAGGACTCAGCCAATCCTTACCATCTAGATTGGTGTAATCAAAATCACTCTGTTGTTTCATACTATCACCTGTTAACAATAATGTTGGCAGCTTTAAACAGCGTCTCGATGTTCTTCAAAGAATCTTCAATGCTATACCCAATACGTTTGGTTGCTTCATCTTCTTTCATCTTCTCAACTAACTTAAATCCCTGACGTTGTACTGCTTGATGATTTCGTAGGCCGATATCTTTATACATCTAATAGATACCCAATTGTTGGGCTTGGCGAGCTAGACGATTAACTAGTTTCTTCTGACGATTCTTCTCTTGCGTTTCAATGTCAACTGTGGCGGTTCTCGGACGCAACTCTGTTACATCATCAAGTGATACCTCTAGTACCTCACGATCTTTACACTTGACCTGTATGAACACAGTGTTCGATTTAGTGCGGTTGAGTACATCAATCCTAGTACCACCGCTGTAACTACCAACAGTTCTAGTAAGTACATAGCTACTCTCCATTATACTTTCTTCACCTCAATCTTTCTAATATGTGGTTGCTTCAGGTTTGTAACTAGGAACTCTAGAAGCTGATAACCTGGAACTCTTGTTATTTCAGATCGCTTACCATGACGATGAAAGAAAACTCTACAGTCATAAATCATGCAATACAACTCCCATCAGGCCAAATTATAATGGTATGTTTCTTCTTCCTATCTCTACTGAATCTAACGCACGACCATGTACCCTGTCCTCTTGCGGGTTCAGGTTCAACAAACTCTTTAGGAGTAGCTATCATAATGTCTACCCCTCTCACAATAACTTCGTTCCTCTTTAATGGAGGCTTACGAGGTAGAGTACGATCCGACTTAAAGTTACCAGTGTACTCAATCAGGGTAGACGGATGAGCTACAGTAATGTAGTGAATGTTATCCGCTATCTGTGCGGCCTGTTCATCAGCACCTATACAGTTGCCATGATGGAATTCTTCTGCATTATTGTGCGCCCGGTAGTATGAGAGCAAAGATGCAAGAGTACGCTTCTGCTCATAACTCATACCTTCACGAGTTCCGGTAAATCCGATCTTCAACGGCTACCCCCTGTAGATACTGAAGTCTTTAGAACAGATTACATTCCATCCTAGCACAAATCGCAGCGTAAGTCAAGGGTGTACTTAACTTTGTTCGCTTTCCCATAGTTCAGAGAACGGGTACAAATCTGTATCAGGAGAACATGCATCAAGAAACTTAATTGGATCAAAGCGTTCATTGTCCTTTAGGAAATGCCTAGCGAATGACATAGCCAGGTCCGTTAGTGTAGCATTGTGTGCTAGTTGTATTACTGCACTCATGTTACCGGGATAATCCCGAGTAGTGTCATACTCTTCGCGCAATCTCTTAGCTACGAAGTTATAGTGTAGCTTATGGAATTTAGGTGATGGTTTTGATTTATCAATCATCATGCACCAACTCCTTGAACATAGTGCCACTCACGATCCTTAACGTATGCTGTTACTGAAATACCAGCAGACATAGGATACACGGTGAATTCCATTGGAGATAGCATTGCTCCGAAAGGTAGCTTTGCGAGCATGGCTGAAGCTACCATTTCAGGACTAGTACCTGTAACTTTTTTCCCTTCAATGATTCCAAAATACAATTCTTGTTTAATCCGCTCCGGCATCTTGTTCCCTATCGTGAGTTGATTTACGATTTATTGCTTGTGCCCATGTTTTTTGAACCCCGGAAAGACGACCACATATAGAACAGTAAACGCTGTACCCTTGACGCAATCCATTGAACTTGATTGTAACCTTATGCTTAGGCTGCGTAACCAAAGATGTTCACCCTAACCTCTCTATTCTGTAGGTAGGTTGGTAGATCATGTACGTCACGCGGTAGCTGTACTATACGCGGGTTCTTATTGTTCCTAGCATAGTACCACGGTAGACCAAGTGCAATAAAGATTCTATTCATACCTTTCTGATCTGACTTGGAACCATGACCTATATCAACGTGTTGTACGTTCCGTACTGGAATCGGTAGCCACGGTTGTCTGCTTTTAATTTTGAACTGTAGCATCTGAGTCCAGTGATGATTTACATTTACTATTAGTTGGTCTTCATCCAACCAGCAGTAACTATTCCAGTTGTGTGCCCGAAGTGTAGATTGTGGTGTCCTGTTATGTAGTATATCTTCAAGTCTCATCGTATCATGCGTCCTCATTTCCGAACATACAATCGTTGTATTTCATTTCACCATCTTCGGTACGCCAATCAATAACGATATCCTCACCATCATCTGTAGATATATCTGCCCTCCAATCATAGATGGATTGAAAGTCTCCTGAAATCATACAAACGTGGTTGTCGATAGACTCACGAGTGATCTTACCATTACCATCTCTAAGATCATCAGGTCTGACAGTATAATCCATAGCTGCTGTAATAGCAGGCATCCAAATCTTTCCGACAACCTGTATAACAGACGCTACTGTTGTATATCTCATTCGTCAAGCTCCTTCACTAGTTCATATGTATCTAGACTGATAAGCCAGAAGGCAAAGGTGAAGAAGCTAATAGCTAGCGCACTTATGTAATCACCTCTAGCTACAGCAAACCAGGCAGTTACATTACCTGCTATCCAAATAGCTATTCCAGTATAGATCATTAATCAGTCACCTCTACTAATTTCATCGCAGATATAATTGCCTGCCAGTTGGTAAAAGTCACTCTCGGTTAGGGCATCGTAAGTATAGAGTCCATGCTTCAGTGGCACTCTAATTCTATGCTGGTTCTTAGGTAGTTTCCAAGTCTTAACTTCACCATTAACCTTCCATCTTTTGCCTCGTACATCAATCAAGATATCACCAGGTTTCAACTGTTTAGCTTCGTGAAGTGTTAGCATCATTTCTCCTTATCTACTGGTGCAGTTGCTACTCTGTCCCAATGATATGCTCTTGCAATGAACTGATACATTTCATCGTCCTGATTACTAGTCTCGTCCATTGACTGCGCCAAGTCCTCAGCTAGATGTTCTACTTGAAGAGGAAGATCAGGCTCAAACTCTTGAACGTATCTATATAGTGTAGTTAGCAAGAGTCTTGAATCTACATCTGTCCATTCACTCTTCGGTGTATCCATCGAACCATCCTTCTTTAGTATCGTGAGTGTCCTCTCTTGAACAGTGTGCTTGTGCTTCTTCCAATGTCAATCCATCTAGGACAGTATAGCTATCCTTATCTGGGTCACGAAAGAAACGAACAATTTTATACAGCTTACCTGGGTCTTCATCAACCCAATCGGGTTCAGCACCCAATTCACCTACGCTATAGGTATCATCAGTCATTAGCATTCCATCTTTCAATGTGTGCTTTCAACTCAGCATTCTTTTCATGCGACATATATCCAGTGATCTCGAAGTACCACATACTATCCATGTTCCAAAGCATTTGGTATTGGTAACCTCTACGTTCACAGAAGTTCATAGCTTCGTGTATCTCTAGCCTACGTCTGATGTTCATGTACTTATCCGTCCATCAGGTGCAATTCCACCATAGACTGATTGCCCAGAAGGTACGTGTTCACTACGAAATGCAAGGTACCCTTCAGGAAGATCAAACGGATTTGCTAGCGTAACATGAATCTTATGCTTGTTACAGACTAGACCCTTAATTGCAGATAGCTGTTCAGTTGACATCTCCTTTAGAGCAGCATCGTTAATACGAAGTTCACTAACTCCATCAGTCTCCATTAACTACTTACCTCCTCTCTTTCATAGACATCAATTCGATCACCGGAATAACCTAGGATTGATCGCCAAGTATAGTTAGGTCTATCATCTGATGTACTTACGATTTCAAATTGGACTACCCATCTACGCCGGCGTGTCATAAATCCAGGTTCAGTTTCATTAGCATCACCTGTTGCTCTAGCTCTGATGATTTGTGTAGGATAACGAGTACCATCCCTCAACTGAAACTCTTCACCCTTCTTGAGATTGCGTATCAATTTGCTTTTCATTACTTGTACCAGGGTGAATTCTTAGCGGCGGTGATACCTTCTTCAAAGGCCACCACAGCTAGTCTTTGTTCAGGATCGCTCAACCAACTAAGACCGGCGCAATCTTTGATAATCTCATACAGTTGCTCATGCTCATAATCAGAAGGGTTTAGACCTCCACCAACTGCATAATCAAGTCTGATTTGATTTGCAACTGTGATGATATCGTAGAGAGTACGTCTTCTAGCTCTCATCTACTTCATCCTCCCATTCATCATCGTAATGCGGGTCATAATCATCATCGAATCTATCTGGATCGTACTCAGGTTCCGTATCTTGATGCTTACCTTCTTCCTGCCACCAAATCATTGCTGCTTCTTCATTGTGGTGTGAGTAGTCTGCAAGTGCCATTATGCCTGCTTAACTGTGGTATGCAAGGTGATACCACTACCACGATGATTCATGTTCCAATACTTATCTCGCATTTCCTGTTCTAGATTGACGATTACATCGGCAGAAGGATGCGTGTCCGCACAACTGAATGATTCTGTGTAGCTATGACTCTTATCATCATAGCCAATCTTAATCGTAACTACGCTAGCCATTATCTATCCCTACCTCCTTTGCACAGTAGATGATTTGTGTTACGTTCGGCGGCTATCTTGTTAGCCTCAATCTCCATGAGATTACCTTCGTAAGTGCGACCCCATTCACCATCCGTTTTCTTGTATTCATACTCATGGAACAGATTGATTGACTGTCCAGTTTTCTCAGCAAATCTCTCTGCTTGCATACAGTGGACTAACTCATGCCATAGAGTTTCACTGGCACTAGACGCTTTCTTATAACGCTGGTTTATCGTTACCCTGTGCCAAGTCTGTCTACTGTAATGAGTACCTCCAGACCAATTCTTCTTTACTTTCTCACCCTCATCATTGCACTTGTACGCATAGCTAGACATAAACCTGATTCGTACAGGTAGCTTGATGCCGAGATAATCTATAGCTGCAAGGATTGCTTCCTCATCTAAACTCCATCCCGCTGCTGCGTCAGTAGGTGGTAGTTGTAGTCTTAAGTGGTCAGCTAATTCCTTATCATCTAATGGTTCAAAGTATGACTCCATCTTACTT